TGAAACGCAAGCAGGCGGAGAACGAGATCAACAGCGCCATCGGCTCGCGCTACTCTCTGCCGCTGTCCGAGGTCCCGCCCCTCCTCTCGTATATTTGCGAGCTCCTGGCGGCCGGCTACATCGACTACGAGGAGTTCGGCGCGGACAGCCAGGGCGTTAAGTGGCTCGGCGAGGCGCGCGCGCTGCTCAAGGCGATCCAGGGCGGCACGCAGCTCCTTCTGGGCGCGGACGGGACCGAGCTCGGCCGCGTCGCGGCAGCGGACACGCTGCTCGGCGGCTATCCGGACAGCGAGGACACGGACGAGGCTGCGTTCTCGATGGCCGACCGCTACTAGCACTGCATGGCGAACCTCCAGCTCGAATGGAATATCGAAGGCGACAAGCAGCTCTCCCGCGTGCTCATCGGCGTGGGAAAATCCCTGAGCGACTTCCGGCAGCCCTTCGGCTCGTCCGCGCAGTACCTGAAGCGCACGTTCTCCAAGGACGTGTTCGCCACCCAGGGACAGGCCATCGGGGAGCGTTGGAAGCGCCTCTCGCCGGCTACGGTCGCGGAGAAGGCCCGCCTCGGCTATTTGTCGGGGCCACTCATCCGCACCGGGCGCATGCAGAACAGCTTCCAGTCGATCGTCTCGACGGACCAGGCGGTCGTCTACAACACGGCCGAATATTCAAAATTCCACCAGAGCAACCGGCCGCGCGCCGGCATGCGCCTGCCGCGGCGCGCGATGATGGCGCTCGGGCCCAATCAGAAGACCACCATCGTCCGTTATTTCCAGGAGTACGTCCGCGAGTCGATGCGTAGCCGAACCGTATGAACTACCAGGACCCCGTAATCGCCAAGTACATCGAGCTCCTCAAGGCGCATGCAGGCGGCGCCATCAGGGAGTTCTACCAAGGGGAGCCGGTTCGCATCCCGTCGAGCAGCTTCCCTTGCGCCCTCATCTCCAAGCGCGAGACGCGGGTCGGGCCGGTCTCGAACGCGGCGGACCAGCATGAGATGGCCCTCTCGATCACGGTCATCGCCGACGTGCGCAGCGACCTCTCGACCGAGAGCGGCGCGAAGAACGCGGTCGCCGGCATCGCCGCGCTGTACGACCTCATGGAGGGGCGCAACGCGGACTACACGCTCAAGGAGGCGTCGGTGCTCGGCATCCTGCGCTCCAACCTCGAAGTGGACGCCGGCCTGAACCTGCGCACCGATCTGGGCAGCGTCACGCGCGTCGATTACGGCACCACGCTGCGCGACCGGGCGCAAGAGCAGTGGTCCATCGAGGCCCGTGTGGATTACGTGGCCGTGCTGCAGCAGGCCAGGGTGTAGAATGAACGCATGCAGGTAACGAGCTCGACATCGATCAGCTTCCCCAAGCTCGGCTGGGGCATAAGCGCCGGAGAGACCAAGGAGCTCCCGCGGGACAAGGCGGCGCAGGACCGCATCCTCGCCGAGCACGGCATCTCAGTCGTCAAGAACAGGGAAAAGGCAGAATTAGACGACTAATTTTCACCAATGGCAAAAATCTCAGGCACCCAGGTCGCGGTCGGATTGGGCATTGAAAGCTACGCGGCGCCGGGCACCGCGGTCGCCGAGACGGTGTTCGTCCCGTGGCTCGACTACTCCATCCAGGCCGTGGCCGAGAAGGCGATGTTCGCGGCCGCGCGCGGGCTGCGCAACATGACCTCCAATTCGATGATCAAGCGCAAGTACGCGCAGGGATCCATCTCGTTCGTGCCGAACGTCAAGATAATGCCCTACTTCCTCTCGCTCGCGCTCGGCGGCGTGTCCTCTTCGACCATCAACGACAGCGCCTACACCCACACCTTCACGGTCAATAACGACAACGCGACGCCGCGCACCGCGACCGTCACCACGGAGGAAGGCTCGATCCAGACCGCGCAGTACCTCAACGCCGTATGCAATACCCTCGGGCTCGAGGTGAGCGACGAGTACGCCAAATGCACCGCGGAGCTCATCGCGCAGTTCCCCGGCACGGACACCATCAGCGAGAGCTACTCGTCCGAGACCGAGTTCGCCTACCACCAGTACACCGCGAAGTTCGGGGCCTCGCTGTCGGCCGCCGCGGGCGCGGCCGCCACGCCGCTGAAGTCGTTCCAGCTCAGCATCAACAACAACGTCATGCTCGACGAAGCCTTCCTCTCCGGCTCCAACGAGATCGCCGACGGCGGGCTGGTCAACGGCAAGCTCGAGATCACCGGCAGCTACTCGCTGCACTTCGCCGACACGACGGAGCTCGCCAAGTACAAGGCCAACACCAAGAACGCGCTCATCGTCACGTTCGAGGGCGCGCTCATCGGCAGCTCGTCCAAGGAGACCATGCAGTTCAAGCTCGGACGCCTGGTGCTGACCAAGCCGCCGGTCGAGTACAGCGTCGACGGGCTCGTGACGCTCAGCCAGGAGTTCACCGTGGAGTACGACGCGACCGACGCCGAGCTCACCGCAATCGTCATCAACAGCGTGAACAACGCCTCCACCGCCGTTTACAACAAAGCCTAGTATGGAGCGCACCACCAAGACCGTAACGACCGCCGGCGGGCACACGGCCGTCATGTACGATTACATGACCGGGCTCGAGGTCGAGACCATACGCAACTTCTACACCTCGAAGGCGGAGATCAAGAGCATCTCCCAGGACGGCACCAAGGTGGAAGCCGGCGTGGCCGGCATGGCCGTCGACGCGGCGATGGAGACAAAGAAGCTCATGCTGCGCACCGCGATACGCTCCATCGACGGCAACGCGGAGAACGTGGACGACGCGGCCCTCGCCCTCCCCAACGACGACTACCAGGAAATCCTCGGCGCGGTGAACGAGCTCCTCGAAGGTAAAAAAAAATAGCAGCGGCCCTGCGCTCGTACGTCTCCGGCTACGTCCGGGGCGAGATGGTGGCGGCGGTCATCTGCGAGAAGATGGGCTGGACGTACCACGACTACCTCGCCCAGCCGAGCTGGTTCGTGCAGCTCCTCATAGAGAAGCTCTCCATCGACGCCAAGAAGGAGGAGGCAGCGAAACATAGGCGATAATGCATATATGGCACTCTTCGGCTCAGACAGCTCGCTCCAGGTCGTCATCAGACTCAAGGACGAGTTCAGCGGCTCGCTCAAAAAGATCCAGTCCGGGCTGAAGTCCTTCCAGGGCGACTTCGAGCAGTCGGCCGACGCCTCGAGGAAATTCGCGCTGGGACTCGCCGCGGCCACGACCGCCGCGGGCGCGTTCGCCTACCAGGGCATCCAGACCGCCGCGCAGCTCGAGACCAACCGCCAGGGGTTCATCACCCTGCTGGGCTCCGCGCAGAAGGCCGACGCGGCGCTGGCGCAGATCAAGAAGGACGCCGCCAGCACCCCGTTCGAGCTGCCGGGCCTCATCCAGGCCAACCAGCTGCTGACCTCGGTCACGAAGGACTCCGACCGCTCGGAGCGCTTCCTGCTCAACATCGGCAAGGCGCTCGCCGCGATGGGCAAGGGCCAGCCCGAGATGGACCGCCTCATCGTCAACCTGCAGCAGATCGGCGCGGTCGGAAAGGCGTCGATGCTCGATCTCAAGCAGTTCGCCTTCGCCGGCGTCCCGATCTTCGACATGCTCAAGGAGTCGATGAAGGGCGCGGGCCAGGTCGTGGTCGACAACAGCAAGAAGATCGGCACGAACGCCGCGCAGCTCTCGAAGCTCCAGGGCCAGCTCGCCGTCGCGACGCAGCGCCAGCAGGAGTTCACCGACAAGACCAAGGACAGCACGAAGCTCTCGACCGCGAACACCATCGATACCCTCCGGACCAAGATCGCGGCGCTCAGCGGGGCGAACGAGAAGCTGGCCGCCTCCAACGGCACGGTGGTCGAGAGCCAGGGCCAGCTGGAGGACATGATCGCGAGCGGCGCCGTCACCTTCGAGATGCTCGAGGACCTGTTCAACAAGGCCGGAGAAGGCTCGGGGCAGTTCGCGCGCGCCTTCATCGACCAGGCCGGCACCTTCAACCAGCTGTTCTCCAACCTGAAGGACAACATGAACATCTTCATGGCCGACCTCGTGACGCAGACGGGGCTCTTCGACCTGATCAAGGGCGCGCTGGCGAACTTCGTGGCGTTCCTGAGCGCGCACAGCGCCGACATCATCAATTTCATAAAGTCGACCGTCGAGTGGCTGAAGGAGCACAAGGCGGTCATCCCGGTCGTCGCGGGCATGATGGCGGGCGCCTTGGCCCCTGCGGTCATAGCGCTCGGCGCCGCCTTCGCCGGCATGCTCATCGCGCTCGCGCCCTTCGTCGCCGCGGGCGGCGCGCTCATGCTCCTCATCGAGGGCATAAAGGCGGGCGACCCCCTCATGATCGGGATGGCCACGACGATCGGCGTGCTGCTGATCCCGGCCATCATCGGACTGGCCACCACCATCATCACGAGCGTGCTGCCCGCCCTCGCAGCCCTCGCTGTAGCCGCCGCGCCCTGGCTAATCGGCGGGCTGATCGTCGGCGGCCTGGTCGCGGGCCTGGTATGGGTAGCCAAGAACTGGGACATGGTGTGGGGCGGCATCAAGACCGGCTTCAAGGCGGCCGTGAACTTCCTCATCGGGATCGCGGAGGGCTGGGCCAACAGCTGGGTGGGCGCGGCCAACATCATCATCGGCGCGCTCAACAAGGTGAAGTTCTCCATCCCCGACTGGGTGCCGGGCGTCGGCGGCAAGAGCTTCGGCATCAATATCCCGCTCGCCAAGGAGATCACGCTTCCGCGCTTCGAGTTCGGCGGCACCGTGCCGGGCGCGCGCGGCCAGGCGGTCCCCATCATGGCGCACGGCGGCGAGACCGTCATACCCGCGGGCTACGCAGGCAGAGCCGCGGGCGCGACCTATTCCGTCGTCATCAACAACCCCGTCATAAGCAGCCGCGAGGACGCCGCGAACCTGCGCCGCCAGCTCGAGCAGGCGCTGCGCGACGTGAGCCGCGGGCACAAGCTCAGAACCATCTAGCATGGCCAAGACCCTATCCATCGCCGGGGAGGATTTCCTGCCGCAGTACATGACCAACTCCGCGCAGATACGCGAGCTGGTGCAGAACAAGTCGAGCGTCATGAACCTCAAGGTCACGGTGCTGCCCGGCCAGCGGGCGCCGCGCGAGGGCGCGGAGATCGTCTTCAAGGACGGCAGCCGCTTCCTGTTCGGCGGCTACGTCACGCGCGTGCAGTCCGAAGAGGTCGGCGAAGGCCAGCTCTTCACCTACGAGGTGGAGGCGTCCGACTACGGCTGGATCCTCAACAACAAGATCGCCCGCCGCTCCTACCAGGGCAAGACGCTCAAGTTCATCGCGGAGGACCTGCTGGACGCGTATCTCGACGGCGCGTACGGCTTCACCACCGCGAACATAGCGACGGGACCTACGATCGACTCCATCACCTTCGACCACGTCCCGCTGCGCAAATGCTTCGAGAAGCTCCAGAAGCTCACGGGCTACGTGTGGTTCGTGGACTACGAGAAGAACGTCTGCTTCGACGCGCCCAGCGCCACGGCCGCTCCCGAAGCGATTACGGACGGCTCCGGCAACTTCGAGAACGTCGCCATCTCCTACGACACGTCCCAGGTGCGCAATTCGGTCATCGTTATCGGCAGCAGCAACGGCGAGCAGGACAGCAATACGACGACCGAAACCTTTACAGGGGACGGCGAATCCCGGGCGTGGGAGCTCGAGTTCAAGCCGTCCGAGATCGTATCGATAAAGCTCAACGGCGTATCGAAGCAGTTCTCGCTCGACGTCAATGAGCGCGACACCGACGTGTTCACTTATTCCTTTTCCGGCCAGTCATTCCGGATCACCGACTCGCAGACCACGCCCGTCGGCGGCGGCACGCCGGACCAGATCGAGATCGTCTATTACGGGCGCATCCCGATCATCGCCCAGGTGATCGACCCTACGTCGATCGCCTTCTTCGCGGCGCTCGATGGCGGCGACGGCACCTATGAATACACCATCAAGGAAGACAGCATCACGTCGAAGGAAGAGGCGACCCAGCGCGGCCTGCAGGAGCTCGGGCAATTCGCCGATCCGCTGGTCAACGGGCAGTTCTCGACGCGGACCTCGCTGCTCAGCGGCGGGTCCGTCTTCGAGCCGGGACAGCTGCTGACGGTCAACCTGCCCACGCACGGCATCGCGGAGGACGCCGGCTTCCTCATCCAGGAGGTGAACATCACCATGACGGAGGACGAGGGCTCCGGCCTGACGGAGTACGCCTACGCGGTGCGCTTCGGCGGCAAGCTTGTCGGGGTGCAGGAATTCCTCGAGTCCCTCGCGGCCGAGGAAGGCGACGTGACGGACGCCGAGGTCGTGCTCACCATAGAGAGCGTCTCGGACAGCTTCTCCGCGGACGACGACGCCCCGACTCATTCCATCCTTACGCCGCCGTTCCAGTTCGGGCCCAGCGGCAGCCCCGTGGCCAAGTTCGGCATGTCCGAGTTCGGCTAAGGGCCGTGCTACCATTACCCCATCTATGGAAGCTGCGCTCAACGACCCCGCGCGCGTCACCGGCCGCCTGACCCTCAGCAATTTCCTCCTGACGAGCCCCCGAGCGCGCGAGATCGACGCGAGGCTGCGCTCCGCTCACGACATGCCGCAGCAGCAGTGGCATTCGCTCATGCGCGAGCTCGCCCTGCTCTGCCCGATCCGCACGCTCGAGAAGCGCAACACCGTGGTCCTTTCGGGCCGCAGCGTTATGGCGCGCATCCTGCTCGGCGACACGACCTACAGCGGCGCGATCAATTACGGCGCGCTCGGAACGGACAGCACGGCGCCCGCGGCAAGCGATACGGCCCTGGGAGCCGAGGTCGCGCGCAAGCTCTTCGCCCGCCGCACGCGCACGGACGCGCAGCTGAACTTCGACTTCTTCTACAGCCAGCTCGACACAGACGGCACGTACGAGGAGTTCGGTATGTTCATCGATGGAGACGCGGCGGCGGACAGCGGCCAGCTCTTCAACCACGCGCTCACAGGAGGATGGACCAAGACGGACACCGAGGCCATGACCGTCTCGGTTACGATTAATATCAACGCCTAATACCTTATGTCGATACTCGACGGCGCAGACGTTCTCGCAGACTACTTCGTTCCGAGCTACACGGCGGGAGAAGCCATCTCCGCGGGCGACGCCGTCGCGCTCGACCTGTCCGACAACAAGATCTACAAAGCCTCCGCTTCCGCATGGTCCTACCGCATCAACCTCATAGGGTTCGCGATCGCGGGAGGATCCTCGGGCGCGAGCATCCCGGTCAACGACACGCCGATAGTCGCCGAGAAGACCGGGCTCACTCCCGGCTCGATGTACTACCTTTCGAACACCCAAGGCGCCGTTGCGACGAGCGCCGGGACCATCGAGCGCAGGATAGGCCGCGCCACCTCGAGCACGCGCATCAAGCGGCCGAAGAACGGCGCGCCGGTATCGGGGCTCATAAGCCGAGCCCTCTCGTCCGCCACGGCGTACGCGCCCGTGTCGGCTTACATTTCCGGCATCGGCCAGACTTCTCCGGCGTTCCAGGTAATCCTCAACGGCACTACGCTCAAAAGCACCACCAGCGGGAATCCGATAAACGACACCTTCCTCATCCTCGAGCCCAACGACGTCATAACGATGGACGCGAGCGGCGCCGGCACGGGGACTTCGCAGACGACCCCTCTGTTGCGCATCCTCGACCGCTAGCCGGTGGTACAATCGAGCTATATGGCCGAACCGCGCGAGCTGACCGAGTACCAGACCGACCACGACCTACTGATACGCGTCAACACGCTCATGGAAGCCATGGCGAACGACATCAAGGAGATGAAATCGCACTTCGTGACGCAAGCGGAGTTCTGGCCGGTCAAGGCGCTGGTCTACGGCTGCACCGGCATGATCCTCACCAGCGTCGTCGGCGCGCTGCTTTACCTGATAATCAAGCACTAGCGCATGGACCTAAAAATCTACTGGCCGATTAAGCCGTACGTCGTCACCCAGGACTGGGGCGTCGTTACCGACGCGTACTCCAACCAGTTCAACGATCCGAACTTCAAGCGGCACAACGGCATCGACGCCAACGTCGGCCGCTCGGGCGACATCGCCTACCAGACGCAATTCCCGATCTACTGCCCGGTCGAGGGCTTCCGGGTCGAGAGCGTTTCATATGAAGCCAACGGCGGCGGCAACCAGGTATCGCTCGTCTCGATCGATCCGGTGCGGATGGGCGATATGACGTGCTACGCGCGCGTCTGGCTCTGCCACGGCAAGAAGATGCTAGTGAAGGAGAACTACCAGCCCAAGCTCGGCGAGCTGCTCATGATCGGCAACAGCACCGGCTTCTCGACCGGGCCGCACACCCACATGGGCCTCTACCGCATCGACGGGTCCGGCTACAAGCTCGACAGCAACGACGCCACCGGCAGCACCGATCCGGCCCTTTTCTTCGAGAGGGAATACGCGATCGATAAGGCCGGCGTGCCGCTCCTCGTCGCGAACGGGCTGCGGCTCGCGAAGTACTACCTGACGGGCAAATAGGGCGTGCTAGGCTTATAGG